GTATAATGAGGCCATACATATATTTATATGAATAAAAAAGCCCACAATTGTGGGCTTTTTATAGCAAGCGTAAAATCAACCTGTAGCCACGCCACCGTTGGTTCTTGGAACTGGAGCTCCAACGCCGCCTGGGCTCGTAGTTTGGATTGCATTATCATAACGTATGCTCATAGTAATAGTCATAGCATCGTTATTTGCGTAGTTTGCTTCATTATAGTTAATGTCATTTAGGAAGCAACCATACAATTCCCAAGTTTCTAATACAACAGGTTCAATTTGTCCGTTACCACCGTCCAACATCTCAAGTTTAGTGATAAACTTGTAATCTATGCCGCTGGATGCGCTGGCTTGTTCCATAAAGTCAAATTGCTTTTGAATCTGTTCGCCCACCAGCCTACTTACGCTACCTGCTGCGTCATCACGTAGAACAACTTGGCAAGGATTCCAAATTGGACGACCAGCAACATATACCATGCTGTTATAGACTGGTAATGAAATTGGTTCCATAGTTACCTGAGGACGAGAAAAACTCATTACTTGTTTGGTAAGTTCTGTTTTGGGATTGCTTACACCAAAGTTATCAAAAGTCGCCCTAAAACGAAATTGAAGTTTTGGCATCAACATGCCCTGCGTAGTGGCGCTTTGGTTGCCACCTAGCGGTACTGTAAATCTAGTTAAAGATGAAACTGCCATATTATGCTCCTGTTCCTACTGTTTGTGCTGATGCCAAATTACCTGCTTGTATCTCACCTGGATTCTTCAATCTAATTGGTATATAGATAAATTCAACTGCTTTAGTTGGTTGTATAGCAACATCAACCCACAGTTCATTTCTAGCTATACGATCTGGGGTATTATTTGTAGTATCGCAAACAACCAAATAATCTGTAATACCGCGTTTAGCAATCAAATCATTGAACAAGCTAGAACATACTGCTGCTACTTGGCTGCGAGTAATTGGATCATTTGGTTCAAATACAAATGGACGAACCAATGTGTTCAATTGTCCACGTAGATAGTTAATTAATCTTGCAACATTTATTCTATCCATCGCACTTGGTGTTACTGATGCGGTCTTTTGTCCATATATTACTAATCCACTACCTGGCAAGTTGGTAAGAGGGTTAATCTTATTTTGATACATGACATCTCTTAACCCTTCAGTTACTCCAATGCTAATAAACTCACCTGTAGTTTCACTAACATATCCAATAGCGGTTAAGTTATCAATTAAACCTCTACGTGTACCGGCTGGTGCTAGCCATGGATAAGAAAAATTATCACTCTTAATCATTGCACGTAATACCGCATGACTTGGTGGAACTACAATTGCCTGTCCATTGAGATCACTGGTTAATCCACTTGGATAATAAATTCCAACATATGGACTATTGATATTATAGCTATTAGCACCAATGAAATCTTCAATCTCGGACTCTGAATAGGTTGCATAGTCTATAATTGCTGCACCTGTAGCAGGCAATGTTAAAGGAGTATCTCCAATGATAAATGCGGTATTGTTTCTATCCTCATTCAATGCTACTAGATTTGGTATAACTTCTGGGTATCCAGGACATGCAATTAAGTTGAAGACATTTTGATCTTCACGTAATGCAATACTGCTATTGACCGCAGATTTTAATGCAGCAATTACTACACCGCGTTGTGCATTTCGTCCAAAATTTGGTACAATACCTTCTTGATAGCCAGCTACGCTTAGCCATGTATTCTTCACTGATGGGAGTGATTCATCTGGATATGCAGACTCACTGAAGTAGTTGGACTTATATTGTTTAATATTAAATCCACTAGCTCTAGTGTTCCACAGCAGCATACCGCGTGGATAAAATGCTGGGTCTGGCGCATCCAAATCAACATAATCGCTTTGTGCAAGATCAGCAATACTAGGTATTGGATCTGTGACTGGATCAGTACTTCCATTTGGCGCCCAACGTGCATCTGCAAAAGTAATTCCATTTTGACCAGTGTTGTCTGTGTTATCTATTAGAACCCACTGGTTTACTCCTGCAACATTTTGCCAACGATATAGTTTTGGATAATTTGCAAGGTCACTAGTATCTACCCACAAATCACCGTATTCCAGCGCAGTACCGTCATCTTGTTCTGTTGGAGCATTGCTGCTGATAATTGGTCCTGTTGGATTTGTCTGTGTTAGGTCATAACCTCTTATATCAGTTATAGTTTGATAGCCACACCATGCACTTCCATTGCTTACCATAATATCTACTCTAGCTGGAGTATTGTAATACCAAAGAGTATTATCTGCTGGTGCAACGTAAGGTTGTGTTGCACTTGTAGAGTATCCATCTACACTTAATGGTTCCCAGTTAGTACCAATAATTGAATTAGTGTCAGCTGGGTTTTCATATACCCTTATTGCGCTGGTATTAATACCAACGCTATTAAGAGGTGATCCAGCCCCATCATCAAGAATCATATCGCCACCTGATGAATGTATCAGTGTCATGTTACCTGCAGAATTAATCGCTGCGGTAACGTTGGGAATAGCTGCTGCACTAACAGCACTAATAAAGCCTGATAGTGTACCGCTACTTACCGTTACAGTATAAGTGGTTGTATTAGCAGATCCCGCTACAGGACGAACGGTAACAGTAAATGAGCCTGTAGTAGCACTGGTTGGTACACCATCACCTGTTACGACTGTTGCACCTGTATAAGCCCTGCGCCATAAAAACTGTGCAGGAGTATTATCTCCGCTAGCATTATATTGGCAGAACAATGCATTTGATGGGACGTTAATGCCGCCACCAGTTGGGTCTAAACCAAAAGTAGCTGCGAATACGTTTTCATAATCATTTACAATCTGAGTGACCCACAATCCAGTAGTGGTATTGAAACGTTTTACTGCCATTTGTAGGCCAGTACCGGTAACACTGGATTTTTGCCAAATACTACCAGTTGGTCTTGCTGTGCCTAAAGCAACATTGCCTTCCCAATTTGGAACTGTAAAGTATGGAGCAATGCTGACTGCTGGTACAGCATATGTTCCTACACTTATACCTAGGTCCGTTAGTGGAGTACCACTACCATTAGAAATATCAATTATACCATCTTCTGTGCTTCCATCACTGGTTGCGGTTTCATCACCGCTAATAACCAATAAGTTATTAGATACTCTTGCAGTAACACCTGCAGAAGATAGGTTAGCGGTAATTTCACTGGCCACAGTAGCTAGATTTGCACCAATTGACAAATCAACATCAATGGTGTTGATTGTAATTGTGCTATTTGCACTAATAATTGCATTAGTTACTGTACCTGTAATTGTTGGCAAGCCCATTTGCCACTCTTGAGTGCCAATTAGCTGCCATGTATTATCATAAATTTTGTAGTAAACCTTATTAAGGTCAGCATCTGATCCCACTGCTACTGCTGCATAATTACCAATTGCTCCAACGGTTACATTAGGCTCAGACCCATCTAAAAAGTCAGCATCTGTAATAACTATAACACTTTGTAGCCCAAACTCTTGTGTACCCGCATCCCATTCATAGATACCAAATTCTGTATTAGCAGTATCTAACCAATATGTTCCGTTACTAGGATTAGCCAATGGACGGATCGCAGTTCCTGTTAATCCGCCCAAATCCACGTTGGCACGTTGTACATAAATTTGGTTACTTACACCTAATAGACTATATGCCGCCATTAAACCATATTCGTTTTGCTCATCTGCATTGATTGGGGCGCCACTTGCTGTAGTTTTGAAAATTGGTGTGCCAAAAGTGGTAACTAAATCACGTTGGCTGGTGATTGTGTAAATTTTTTCGCCGTTTTCAGGTAGTGTGCCTGCTGCTATACCTACACCACCCGGAGCTGGCTTATTTTGGGCGGTTGCTAGAAGTATATAAGCCACAGAACCAATTGCATTTGGTGCATAATTACTTTCGTCTATGACTGTTACTTGTACGCCTGGACTAACTAGAGCCATTCTATTTCTCCTAAAATCTTAAACTAGTTTCCTAGATCTATATAAGATATTTATTGCAAATGGTAAAAAGTAGGTGGTTTGCATGCCCTTAATTAAGGTTTCCTGATAAATACCATATGCAAAGCCATAAAAATAGACCCCTATGTATAACTTGCCAACAGAGACCAGTGGCTATAAACAGATATTATAAAGAACATGTATATTATAGGCGTCAATGCGATCAATGTCTTCGAATTGGACGTAGGCTAAAACCCCAAATACCGCATTGGGCTAAATCCGGCTATAGGAAAAAAGATAGATGTGATCTATGTAACTGGAAGGTCAAATACCCAGATAAACAAACTACAGTCTATCACGTTGACGGGAATTTGAGAAATAACAGCCCTTTTAACTTAAGAACTGTTTGCTTGAACTGTAGAGTCGAACTACTCTACAGCAAGGTTAACTGGAAAGAAACAGATATTAAACCAGACTTCTAAGTTTGGAATAAAGCTCATCTATACTGCCGTCATTGACTATTAACTCGTCATATAACACAGGAGCACTGCTGTATTCACTGGCATGAACTTCTGGATAAACTTTGGGCATGTGCTCTACATTTTCCCTAGCAAATTCAAACCACTCAGGGTCTGGCCCCCGCTTGATACGGATAACTTTGCCGCCAACCTTACGAATGGCATCCGCTTCATTGGGAAACCTACAATCAGTTATTACAATATCATCCCTGCTATTACGTAACTTATTTTCCACACTGGCTATCCAAATATCAGGATGAAAATGGTTCCTGAATACTTCTGTACCCCAATACTGCAATACCCAGCGTGGCGTAAGATGTGGAATTTTTAATCGGTCTGCCCACCATTGGTCCACTTGTTCTCGCCACTCTCTGCTGGCTTTGGTTCTACCTTCTAAGAGTTCTCTATCCCATGCAAAAACTGCTGCGGCTGCATCCTTTAAGGTAGCTGCAAAACTATCACGTTTGAAACCATAGAAATTAACTAGATAATCAGCTGCGGTATCTTTCCCACTGCCAATCAAACCAACGAAACCAAGTATTTTATGTGTGCTCATCCTGTAATAATACAGAATAATTGTGGCGCTGTCTAGAAATAATTAACCAATAACCCAAGTCAATGGCTGTGAACCATCCACATAATTCTTCAAATCTTCTTCTAATTTAGCCATTTCGTCATTGGCTTCCTGTAACAAGGCTGCACCGTTTAGTTGAGTACCACCCTGAGGACCAGCAATAGTGCTGAACTTACCGCGAGCTTGTCCAAGTATGCTCTTAGCAAAAGCTAGAGCATATTCCTGTAACCATGGAAATACCTGTGGATCACTTAATAATAAACTGTCTGGTTTGTAATTATAAATCCATAACAGCACACTCTCCAATTGGTTACCATCATAAAATGGCTCTGGTATCCAAAAAGTAGTATTTTGTAAATCGTTACCGGTTACACTAGTAGCACCCAAAGGTTGATTCGCAACCACAGTTATTACAGTTCTATCATTGTTTACAGTTAAAACTCTATATTGACTGCTATACCCTTGAACCTTACACTCTCGTATATATACACTGCTACCTGGGGCTAAATTGCTTTGATAGCTGGTTGTACTGGTAGGCAATTGTATAGTAATAACACTATTGGTTATAGTATTATCAGCACTTATGGCTAACGGTGTAATTGCTGTACCACCGTCATAAGGTATTTTTCTAATTAAGGTCAGCTTCTTAGTTACTCTGTTCCATGTAAAGTTAATGTATCCACCAAACATGGTCATTGCTAGTTCTTGATATTGAGTAAACAGTTCATAGTTCGTCAAACCACCTACTCTACCAGCCACTAACATGTAGGTGTTTAAATATCCGCTGGCGAACGGTTCAAATTGACTAGCTGTAGTACCTGTGGTGCTACCAATACCTCTGCGGAATATCTGCCTAACTTCCATAATGTTGTTAGGTAATATATACTCTTGTACATCAGGTATTAGGTTCAAAAAAGCATAGCTTTCTTCAACACTGTTCTGTGCTTTTTGTCTATATTTGGTAAGTGCCTGTTTAATTGAAAGTTCGTAATGCTCTTTGTCTAACTCAACATCAACAATCTGATCGCCTAATCTCAACCTGATATAATCTATCATTTGATTGCGCAGTTGGTTTAGTGTCTGTATTTGCTCATTGGCAGCAATTGCGCTTTCCTGACTGATAAAGCCAGGGCCGCCTAGATTATCCGTTCTTACCGCATAATCTCTAGTTAAATCTGGTTGAATGACTACGTTCGCATTACTCATAAAAATAGTGTCCTATGCCTTTATTTAGCAGTTAGGACACTAAAAATTTATACTTAGGCAGACTTCAGCAATACTATATCTGCATTAATGCGCCCATTGAGTTTGGTTTCTACACTGCGAATACCATCCAAAAACTTACGCAATTGAACCTTACCCAGTTTAGCAAACTCTTTGAGCTTTTCCTCAGGCTTACGTAGAGTCTTGCTCACACTCTTGTGTTCATTGTAGTTTACAATGCTGGTGCCTTTAACACTCAATGTAGTAAAGTCTGCGGCAACATATTTGCCCAATTTACGGGTTTTGGTATTGTAGACCCAAAGCTCGCTGGCATCAAGAATATCCGCAGGGTTAATACTAACCAACTTCAATTCCTTGTGTTCCTTGCAGTATTTCATACGGCTGACCAGCTTTTGTTTATTAACCGGCTTCTTAGCACGAGCCTTTTTGGTAGCTTTTTTCACAACCTTATATTGCTGTACCGCATCCAGAATACCCTGCAGGAAATTTAGAATACGCTTGTAGTCGCTGGTCTTCAAATACCCATAAGCTTCTTTTAGCTGCTCATCTCCACCATGCTGCGCCTGTTTGAACTCTTGCATGATATCACCAAATACTAACTCATATCTGTTCAACTGGCTTTGAGGCACATTATTTGTCTGTAGAAACTCAAAGGGTTTGAAGGTACTGGATTTATTGGTCAGAACCAAATCCAATTCAGCTTCAATTTGCCCCATAAGTTCATTGGTCTTTTCTGCCATGCGATCTTGAATATTGATTACAGCCGCAGGCTTCGTTTCTGGTTTGAGCACACTTTGTTGTTCAGCTATCTCTCCACCAATCAAATTCTTGATAGTGGTGAGAATATAATTTTCATATTTTTCACGTAGAGGCATACCATTTTTGTGGCAAACCACAAGACTGCATAGAGTAATGGGCACATCCTTGTCTGAAACTTTATCCCATTGTTTGATCTCTTGTTCCTTAAATTTACCGCTGACATGCATAAACTCGCCAACGTACTTTTTGAGATCCTTACCATTAAAATAATAATTGTAATAGTTCATCCCTTTACGCACTGCACTATCAAACACAGCATCATCCATGTGTTTGCAATGCTCGGCATTCCACACTGGCTCGTCACCAGTGAATTTGGCATCCTCAAGTTGCCAATGGCTGCGGGGATTTTTCAACGGTTTAAATGCAAGAACTTTGCCCATAATGATCCTCAAATAAAAAGTAATTATAACAGAAATCTAACTTTGACTCAATAGTGCTAACACCAAATATTGCTCTAACTCATCCATTGCTGTTTCAGCTTTACTTAATTTAGTTAGATAAATTTGGCTAGGCAAGGGTTTACGTTTACAGTTTACCCACTCTACTTCAGCAGAAATCACTGCTTTTTCAACATTTTCGCAGATTTTACTGAGATCTAATCTAACCCGCCCATTGCTGATGCGTTTAATAGACAGCCATTGGTCATCCAATCGTTTACGTATATTTTGAAGTTTTGACTCCATTGTTTAGTATAACACCTTTGGACATTTGTGTCAAATATGCCATAAATACTTATTATTAAAAGGAATTTGCTGTGCCTCGTTTGAGTCTCTGGAGGGATAATCATACCAACGATTATAGCTTTTTTGATAAAAGAATATCAGAATCGTTTACTATTGGTGGTACAGGTGTGTTATTACACAAATATATCGGCACTAATCCCCAGTCTAATAGTTACCCAACAACCAGCACAATAACAGCCAATAGCAACGTTTTGAGCTTTGCTAATGTAGCATCTTTTCAACCAGGACAGTCCGTAGGCGGCATTAATATTGCTGCTAATACCATTATTTTCAGCACTAATTTGTCTGCTAATACCGTAACATTAAACTCAAACGTTACCGGTACTATAAGCAGTGGCACGCCAATTAACATATATTGGAAGGATGCTACTCAACCAGTTTACCAAAATCAAAGTGCATTGAATATCCAAGACTTACTGTTCTTAGAAAATAGAGATAGAAAATACGATAAGGATGTCTACGTCTTACGTGGAATCTATACCGTCAACGACAATGATTTTGACCTACAACAATTTGGTATATTTCTCAGTGCAGATACCATAATGATGACCTTTCATCTCAATGATACTGTAGCATTATTGGGCAGAAAGATTCTCAGCGGCGATGTCATAGAATTACAACATAAAAAGGATTATTATCCTTTGAATGCAGATCTACCCAGTGTGTTGAAAAGATATTATGTGGTGCAAGATGTAACATTTGCAGCAGAGGGTTTTAGCCAAACTTGGTGGCCACATTTAATTAGAGTTAAACTTACTCCACTGGTGGATGCTCAAGAATATAAGGATATTCTAAATCAAATTACTGATGGCGCCGGAACTAATACCCCAGCTGGACAGGTAATAAGCACCTTAGATAAATTAAATCAAATTAATGATGCTATTATTGCACAGGCTCAAATTGATGTTCCAAAAAGTGGAACCGATACCAATGAACTATATGCACTGCCTATTAATCCAGATGGTACCCCCGGAGATCCAACAGGACAATATGCAGATACCACACAGACCACTGTGGACAACGATATAGATTTTGCAGCTACACAGGCTACAACACCGGACGGTGATCTACCAGCTTATCTTGGTGGTGATGGTGAAGCACCTAACGGTTGGCCAGTTACAGCAGCAACTAGTTTCCCACCAAATGCGAATATTGGTGATTATGTATTGAGGGTTGATTACTTGCCTAATAGACTATTTAGATTTGATGGTAGGCGTTGGACTAAGATTGAAGACAATGTAAGGACTGACCTTACCCCTGGTCCTAATAATCGCACTCAACGTAGCATATTTGTTAACGATAATACCACTTTTGTTAATAATGAAGGACAAACCGTACCTACTAGACAAAGTCTAAGTAAGGCACTAACCCCTAAAGCTGATAGCTAAGGAACTATAAATGGCATTCCAAAGTTTTTTTTATGATCAACAAATACGTAGGTATATTATTCAATTTATACGTATGGTGTCAAACTTCCAAGTTGAATTTGGTAACGATAGTCAAGGCAACAAGACCCTACAACGTGTACCAGTAATATATGGTGATAGCAGCAGACAGGCGGCAACTATTATTAAACAAAATAGTGAAAACATAATGAACTCTGTGCCTGCTATGGCGGTTTATATCGCAGGTATGCAATACGATAGAGAAAGATTACAAAGCCCAACCTACGTGGGCAAAGTAAACGTAAGAGAACGTTATTACGACCCACAGACTGGAGATTATAGCACCACAGAAGGTGATGTGTTGACCGTAGAACGTTTGATGCCAGTACCATACAAACTTACGTTGAAACTGGACATTTGGACTAGTAACACTGAACAAAAATTACAGCTATTAGAACAATTAAGTGTGCTGTTCAACCCAGCTTTAGAAATTCAAAGTACCGATAATTATATTGATTGGACCAGTATCACATACGTATTGTTAACTGATGTTTCTTGGAGCTCACGTAGTGTACCTGTGGGCACAGAAAATCCCATAGATGTAGCTACATTGACCTTTGAACTGCCTATATTCATAAGCGCACCTGCATTGGTAAAGAAATTAGGTGTGGTACAAAAGATTATAGCCAGTATTTTTGATGGCACAGAAGGTTTAGAAAATGCCCTATTTAATGATGAAAAATTATTAAGTAGACAATATCTCACCCCACTACAATACGGTGTAATATTATTGGACAATAGTTTAAAGTTGATAAAATATAACGAACCAGTAGTTAACGAATTTGGCATACAAATTATTAAAGAGATTCGCGAAGATGTAACCGCCAATGCAAACATTGTTCTAAATAACAGCGAAGGCGTTGAACCAGGTATGCTTATATCTGGTATGACTTTTGGTAATGGCACTGGCACTATCAGCGGAATCACTAATTCCAATACTGTAAATGGATCAGGTACTAATTTTGAAACTGTATTAGAACCAAACAGCATACTCTATTACAGTACTATTGCCTTAGGCACTGTGGCAAATGTAATTAGTAACACGGAAGTCACATTAACTAGCAATCTACAATACAATTTCAGCAATGCTGATTGGGCATATAGTAACAGCATTAAATCTGGTGATCCGTATGTTATTAGTATAAACGGCGATAGTGTATTGGCTAGCAATGTTATTACAGCCAATGCTGGTGCAAGTATATTGTTTAGCAGTGTGACCCATAAGATTGGACCATGGGAGCCATGGAGAGATCTTGTTAACTTATACGGTAATCTCATTAATGGTAGCAGTCAAGTTAGATTAGAATTAGATGATGGTAATGAACTAACTGGTACTGTAGCATATAATCCCATAGACGACACTAGTTTATTGTGGACACCAGACATTGACTCAATACCAGCAAATACGTTGGATCCAATCACTGCTATAATTGATCCACAAAGCTCTAGACCCAACAAATTTACACAAGTGGTGCCAGCCGGTACTAGATATATGCTAATCAACGATTATATTGTTCAACCAGGAGAACAACCAGTATTTAATTGGGTAGGTTTTGACAATACGCCAATAGCCGCTTATGCTAACGATATTATTGAATTTAATGGTACGCATTGGGCCGTAGTTTTCAATTCATCTGTTGTAACACAAATAAATTATGTTACAAACCTAACAACCAACATCCAATACAAGTGGAATGGCACTAATTGGAGTAAGAGTTACGAAGGTTATTACAGAGCGGGCAAATGGCAATTAATCATATAAACACCAGCTGTGGCAGTTTAATTCTATGTACCTCAACCAACAGATATCTTTTCCTATTACGAGATGACGGTAGATATCCCAACACTTGGGGATTGGTTGGTGGCAAGGTTGAAAAGAATGAATCTGTACTGCAAGGTTTGGTTAGGGAAATAAAAGAAGAATTGGGTGGTGAAATAAAGGGTGCAAAAATACTACCCATAGAACAATATACCAGTGACAATGGTAAATTTATCTACCACACATTTTTAATCAAAGTAGATGAAGAATTTATACCAACTTTGAACAATGAACACAAAGGCTATTGTTGGGTTCCATTGGAAAATTATCCTAAACCTCTACATCCTGGGGTCTATAGAACCATAAAAATAGGTGCGAATCAAGACAAACTTCGCACCCAAGAAAAATTAAATCTTAAAACTCAGTAGAGATAAAAAATAGTTGGAACAATCTAGCATTTTCTGGTTTGTCACCAAAATAATCTAAACTCATGTGAAACATATCACTTCTATACATAGCTAGCCTATTATAGACATTACCAATGGTGTCAACTCTATCCCACTTAGTCATATCCTGTGCTTCATACCCTTCTAAGTCACGTGCATATCTAGCACCATTACCCTTATAGCGATATAAGCCAGTTCCTCCGGTATGCGGTGCATCTGGAGTCAAGTAACAAACTGCGGCCCACGTATTATTATGATCCGTGTGTATCCAGCTGCGATTGCGAGCATATCCAAGCTCAAAACTGCCAGTTAACCCGTCTCTTTCATGCCAATTTGTTACTCTACCACCAGCATTCCATAGTATAGTTTGTAGCGCATCTTTGGTACCCTGTGTTAGAAAACTTTTAGTACGTAGACCTGGATAATTACCCTTAACATCATAATTTTGAGTTAGTGCGAATTGTCTAACACCATCTGCATTTCCATAAAAATTGTCTACTATAATAACATTGGTTCTCATATTTTCCTCACTGATATCATTACTTAGTTTAATTATAATCCAAAATAGAAAATTATCCTTGCGGTAGATTAAACTTCTGCATCTTTTTCTCTATCAATTGTTCCAATCTTTCATATACATTGTACAAGAAATAAGGTTTAGCTAGATTATAATTTTCTTCTATGTAAGGCAATCTTTCCTCATACCATTCAGGGGTAATATTTGCCATTATCTGTTCAAATTGTTCAATGTTCCAAAATGGTATGATCCCTTTGGGATTGAAGAACTTTTCTATATTTGGACAACCATAATATATCGGCACAGTTTTAGTTCTAAAACAATCAATTAGTTTTTCAGTAAACATGTTTGGAAAAATGTGATTTTCACAGGCGATATTAAATTTAGCATTTTCAAATATCATGTTTTTATTGGGAATCTCTGGCGGGTTACGATGCATCAGAAACTCAAAATCTCTAATTTTACTACTATGTTCAACTCTACGTAGAATTTGAAATCGCATACGATGTTCCGCTGTTAATATCTTACTGCTCATTAAATAAGTGATTTGATCTCGTTTAGCTAACTGTAATTCATCCACCCAAGCACTGATACATAAAAATTCTTCGGCGTTAGGCAAAGTTAAAAGTTCAGGATTATATGTCAATACTAGATCAAATTTTTCATGTGTAGATTTTACCATATCAACAAAGGCTCTATATAATGCCGGTGGTTCACATTGCACTATGATTTTATAATCAGCTGTGGGATCATGTTGAACATTATCAAAACTTATACTGACTCGCTTTGGAAATGTTCTAGTAAAATTTAAGGTTGATCTAGGGCCATACGCTGGCATGTATCCATATTTCTGTACGGGGTAAGTCATTTTAAAATTCTTTCTAGATACGGTTTAAAATATTCATGTGCACCATCATCATGTTTCCATTCAAATTTGAAATGTTGTTTGGCATCTAAGGTATAAGGAATTTTAATGAGTGGCGACGTATCATGTTTGGCATCATCATCAGGTACAATCACCGGTTCTAGATTTAATATTTTTAAAATTTGATTTACAATATGGAAAATAATATAATGTGTGGGGTGGCTGGGATACCAAAATAGTTTTTTAATCCTCAAATTCGCATCAATGTAATCTTGAACCTTTACATGAGTTTTCTTCTCTTTTAGCATTTGAATCTGTCGACACTGTTCATATCTGTCCTGATATTTCCAATTAATCGCATTAGAGTTGTACATGTTTAGAATATCATTTTTGCTGTAACCTGCTAGTACGAGATCCTGTATGACTTCTTGATTTTTAATTCTTTCCACATTGCTAATAGTAAAATCATCACTGACATCCACAGTGCCAGCTGGAACCAACGGCCAAAAAGAATGATTATATACATAAGTTAAACTAATGGTTTGTGCAGAATCTTTGAGATATTGCATTAAAAAATCTGTACTGTTATTGCCGTATTGTGTATCTAATGGTTGATAAATCCAAATATCTGCACTTTTATGCCGGTCACTAAAGTGCTCCATGTAATCTCTATTATTCCTTATAAGGGTATAATTATGTACATTTTCTTTGATTTCATATTGAGTATTAAACTCTTTAATTGAATTTAGCACGTTTTTTATCATGTCGCCTTGACATGTAGCATATAACATTACTGTTTTCTTGTTATTCATTAACAGAGAATTTTTCTACCTGTTATACCACAATTTCCTATCACTTGCCATGTAGTTTCAACAACATCAGTAAGCAAGTTAAATTCGTGCATTAAATGATGCAAAATATATTCAATATCCAGCCAATACATACTACTAGTTTCTTTAGTGTATTGGCAACACAACGCCATTAGATATTCCCACTGTATTAATTTCTTTTTACCTACCCCGTAGGCAACAGTTTTCAACCCCCTCACTCTATCATCATATAAAAAATTATAAGGACGCAGATTCTCCATATGCTGAGCTTGTTGTCTAGGATAGTTTATTTCTTTGAGAGAAAGAAATTTATCTAAATTGATATCATTGAAATAATCCAAGTTAAAGTAATTTTTATCAAATTGATATCTAGCACTGATTTTGATTACAAAATCATAATCTAATATTTGCTTTCTATAATGCTTAAACAATTCAACCAACATGTTAGCTTCGCAATGACTTTTGCTGGTGTGAGTCCTAGATATTAACGCAGCATCAGCACTTAAATCAGCCAAGTGAATATAATAAACATTTGGATTGCGTTGAGCGAAATCTAAGAATTCTTGTATCTTATTTGCACTTGTATCAAGCAGCATTATATCTGCTGCAGAATCCAATACTTGAACGCTTTTTAAAGTTTCTAAAGTTTGTTCAATACGCTGCTCATTTGTATAAAAACTCCTAGTAGCAGTGCCTTTAAAAGGAGTATTTTTATCCAACAATGCACAACTGGTCACTAGCCAAAGCTTTTTCACAACTTGCGATCCCAATACTCAATCATTTCATCCAACATAGTGTGGAAAGTATATTTTGGCTTCCACCCTAATTCGCACCTAATAGGATCACTATCACCGCGGAGATATTTTAATTCTTCTGGCCGCAGGAATTTTTGATTCTGTACTACATAATCCTCATAATTCATACCCAATGCATTAAAGGTATATTTACATAGATCTCTAACACTGTGACTTTCACCTGTGGCCACAACCCAATCTCTAGGCGTATGATGGTTTACAATAGCGTATATAGCTCTGACATAATCATAGCTATGCCCCCAATCTCTACAACTATCTAAATTGCCTAATTCTAATTGATTGGTCAAACCCTTTTTAATTTCTACAGCCGTTTTAACAACCTTATTAGTGACAAAGTTTGTGCCACGACGCGGACTTTCATGGTTAAACAAAATACCATTACAGGCATGTATCTTATAAGCATCTCTATAATGTCGTACTAAATTAAATCCCATTACCTTGCTGCATCCATATGGGCTAACCGGATGCATGGGTGTGGTTAACCTCTGTACACCATCAGGATCAATACTATTACCAAACATCTCACTGCTGCTGGCTTGATAAAATTTAGCTGTTGGACAAAACTGTCTATATGCTTCTAACATGGTCAACACGCCAAGAGCATTGGTTTTGATTGTAAATGCTGGCATATCAAAGCTGATACGCACATGGCTCATAGCACCTAAGTTATAAATTTCATCTGGTTTGACTTCATTTATTACCTTGCTGATACTCCATTCATCCGTTAAGTCACCGTAGATTCTAGTGATCTTGTCATTAATATGCATTAAACGTGAGCTTTGATTTTCTGCTACACTATGTCTACGAACAATGCCATAAACGTCATAGCCTAGTTCTAGTAAGTACTCGCTGAGATAACTGCCGTCCTGTCCAGTGATTCCTGTAATAAGTGCTCTTTTTTTCATTTTATTTCCTAAACAATGTTTTTTCTGATAGTTTACTATAATTTTCGTTATTGCCGCAATCTTCAGTGAACTCTGGTACTTGATCCATTAACATAATACCACGAGCTGCATCTTCTGGTGTCATGTAATAATGCCATCCCATAATCTCATAATCATCTTCCCATTGCGGCACAGCTAAATCTCTGCCATCATAACTGGCCTTTTTCAACCAACGATAGGCTTCAGCATCATCTGTTAATATCATACCACCTCTACCAATTGGAATACGTTTCTTTAATTGGAAACTTACTACATGTAACCCACCTTGATACATGTTTTTACGCCAACGGGTAGCAGCATCCCATACTGGAGTTGGTTTAAGTTGATACATACCACTCCATTCAATATCTTCAAACTCTACCTTACAACCAGCATGAATAATATTTTGTGGGATACTTATATAGGTTCTATCTGGAACAGTTATTGTAGAACCCTCTGCTAATTGATTTGTTGCTTGGAGGTATTTAAGTGATAAAAATACTCCATGAGTACAACAATCTACCGCCACTCCATATTTTGCGCCAGCAAATGCTGCTACTTTAGCTTCAAAGGTATCAACAATATCTCTAGCATCTTTCCAATCATAACCCGCAGCTCGAACTTGATCCAATTCAGGACGTTGAAATTCTTTGGGTAATTTACCGCTGGGCCAACTATCAAATTTATTTGCCATAATTATATCCTAATTTTTGTGCGTATTCATACATCTTACTACTGGGTCTTGCTTTAATGGGTCTTGCAGGACTACCAGCATATATAGTCCAAGGTTCAGTGTTATGCTTCAAAAGTGAGTTAGCACCTAATATACTGCCTTCTGCCATTGTAACTCCTGGCAATACTACACTGTTGGCACATACCCCACTAAAAGCCTGTAAATGAATTGGTTCTAATATTTGAGTATCTTTATAAGCATCTGGAATCAAAGGACCAATCAATCCATCGCCATAAAACTTTTCAGAGCCGCATACCATCTTTGCACCAACACTGATAAAGCAAAAATCTTTTATAAAAAGACCGGTACGTTTACCACCAATCACAGCCACGTGAGGACTTATATGTACATAATCCCCAATCTTAAGCATAGTGGTGCAATAGAATCCACTATCTATAGCTACATGGTTTCCTATCACACATAATTCAGGTCGTGTAAATTCAGCATTTTTGCTGATAATTACATCCTCGCCGAGGTTCATACAAATACTTTATCTAATTCCTGACCTTGATATGGACCAGTCTTATATTCATAAACCACAGTATCTTCTTCCAATATTTCATAGGTGTGTCCACCTTCAAAGGTCATACTAGCATCACCTGGTTCTAAGATATGTGTCTCTAATAATACATCATCAAGGTCATAGAAGAACACACGTACACGACCTTTAATTACAATCCAGCTTTCCTGTGCGATAACTTTTTCTGCAGGAGCAGGTTTCCAAATATGTTTATGTGGTCTAAAGGTCTTACCTGCTCCCATACGTAGAGTCGCACATTGCAGAAATTGATGGCTATCTGCTATGTCTGTGCGATCCTGTATTTCTTCCATTCTATTAACTAGATGTAAAACTTTTTCTGGTTCTACTTTGCTGTATATTTTATACATGATAAAAATTTCCCACTGATATTTTAGTTAGCCAAGTATCAAATTGGTTATGAACCACTTCATCGCTGAAGTTTTGTTCTGCCCAAGATCTGCAATTGGCTGGTTCTAACTGATCTACTGTCTGCGCTGCTTCAACAAAGCTCTTAAAGTCTCTACAACGATAACCAGTAACTCCTTGTACCACATTGTCCACAAACCCACCCCAATCTGTGGTTATAACTGGGGTTCCGCAGAACTGTGCCTCAGCCACAATATTACCAAATGGTTCACAATAATATGTTGGCGCCATTAGACACTGTGCTTTTTTAAGCAGTTCCTTACGCTGTTCAGGATTCACATAACCCACAAACTCAACATGGTCAGGTATTTTAGTGTAACCCAAATGTCTTAGATCACCTGGTCCTGCAATTTTTAGTTTCTTACCCAAATGCCTTGTAACCTGTACAGCAATATCAATACCCTTGCTTTTAATAATGCGTCCTAGATAAACAAAGTAATCTTCTTTTTCATCACAGAATTCAAATTCGCTGGGTGTAAATGCATTAGGTATAACTGCATCATACCAACTTGGACTTTCCATCTTTTTATGTAACCCATAGTAATAATGCATTTGACTATAGCTTACAAAGGCTCTATAGGGAGCAAATACGGATTCTAAACTGTAACCAATGCTGGGTTCAACTATATGTAAATCACTGTGATTCTTTGTGGTAGCTTGATGTGCCCAACCATAAAAACATAATATCATATCACCACGTTTTTTACGGCGTGCTATTTCACCATCAGCCCGTGTAGTATAAGCTTGATTAATGGTTGGATCACTTAGAAATACCTTATCATGTTCTGGCGGTGGTTGTTCATCGTTGGTAACACATTTCACATGTTCGCAGGGTACTGATGAACTTTCGTGCCCATAGTGTATGATTTCATAACCTTTGGGCGCCATATTTTCAATGAATTTTAATACTGCGACATTGAATGGATCCATTCTATATCTAGTATGGGTTATACCGTATGGGTTGGCTAATACATGTAGAGTTGGTTTCATAATGTTTAAAAAGTATATTGCTATTTACACTGGGTATGATGCTGTATTATCTTATTTGCTGGTATGGATTTTCGTTGCGTCTACTTAGGGCGATTGCTTCCAAAATTTTACTTTTGAGTAAAGAATCTATGGGATGATGTGCATAGATATCTTCCAATACGCCACGCACCTGTCTATATTTGTCATCGTGATTACTGTGTTGAACAAATACTATACCACATTTAACAAAGTTCTCCATGTCCTGCGCCTTAAAATAATGGTTACAAAGAAACCATAATGTCCAACAATTAGTTGGGTTAGCTTCAAATTCATCCTGTAACATTTTCACATATAGTTCAGGGCGTTCTTTTTTCTTAAAATCTTGATCATGGATTAGATAAATGTCTGGATTATAAACTTCGTTCTCGTAAGTACCTTTATGTTTCCACTGTAGATGTTCGTAGATTGGTTGTACCCAATGGTAATCATTTCTACGATGTATCTTATTTGTACCCAACATATTGGGTGGACCCACCCTAACTACATCACTATATACATCTAATCTATCACAGCTAATGTTAGTTACTGTGGGATTAGCTTTGATAGTCAATTCCATTTGTTTAAGTACATTGATGCTAAAGTATTCGTCTAAGTCTGGGCTAAGGCACCAATCCACATCCTTAGGTATCATATCTAAGTTATAGTTTCTAGCTATATCAAAGCGCCATGGTGTGAATATTTTTTGTTCAACAATTACGTTGCCTGCTGCTTTAAATGCTTCGTAGGTTCCATCAGTGCTGCCGGTATCTAAGATAACCCTATAATCAAATTTTTCTGTGTAGTAAAGCCATTTCTCTACATATTTGATTTCATTTTTGCAGATTGTATAGGCTGCGGTTTTCATTCTTTGATTTTCCTAAATGCTGTTTGACTGGAATCTGGAATACGTAAGGGTTCAACCTTATGATAGTTACACCAAATAAAACTTTCTACAGCCATACGTGGACTCATTTGTATTGCCGGGAATCCTTTTTCATCATAATATCGCCAGCTATTGGTATCATCGCAAAGTATCACACCACCAAGTTCTAAACATCGCCATGCTAGAACAAGGTCACTGAGCACGGTGCTAGCAGTGTGGTCGCCATCTATATAAATTAGTTGAGCTTTTACACCTGCATTAATCAAATCCAATAATGCATCACTGCTAAACTTTGGTATATATTCAACGTTTTTGTGTGAGTTATATTCTAAGTTTTTTAAGAAATTATTTTTAATAGGTGAGAAGTCGTCACATTTAATATCAGGACTACCTACATGTGGATCTATGGCATAAATCTTAAACTTTGGATCAAAGCCCGATAATCTATCACTCATCCAAAATGTAGTTGAACCTTCAAATACACCAACTTCTATGATAGTGGATGGAATGCCAAAGGTTTTAACTAAAAATTCTATATTAGTATAGCTGCCGGCACCAACATTGAAGTCCTGTGTAAAAGTATAGGTCATCGTTTGCGATAAACTTCAATATTTTTATCACTGTTGATATAAGGCCAACTGTTAACTAGATCAGCATATTTTAGAATTTCTGCTCTAACATCAAAAGCATCATCATTCCACATAACATATCCGTTAACATCTGCTCCTACTGGTACTAACCTTGCATGTTCGTTAACTAGAATTAAATGAGCTTGCGGTTTTAATGCTGTAAAAATACCCTGTATTTCTTTGGCTGGATCTTCAGTATGTTGTAACACTAAGATTGCTAGAGCAAGGTCAATACTATTCGCATCAGGAAAAGAATCTACACAGGCAAATAGTTTAGGTTGTGTTACGTATAGAGTGGCGAAAATCTTCATACTTTCGCTGATATCCATACCTAAGACCTTGCAGTTAAATTTTTCTATTAGAGCCTTGCTGACTCGTCCCATACCACAACCAAAGTCTAATACAGTACTGTTGGTGTTGCAGAGTTGTGCTTGATCCAATTTATTAATTAAGTAATCAGTTTCCATTTGAAACTTATAGGGTTGATTAGGATCTGGAGTCAACACTGTGGCTTTAGCCTGTTCAAACGTTACTACGTCAAATGCGCGGCTGAAATATTTCATTGGCTTAGATTGTCATTTCTTTCAGTGGTTCTACCATGTATGGGTCTTGCCTTAATGGTAGTATCATATCTTGGATCTACGTTTTTATCGTAAGCAAATAGACCTTGGTGTGTGATATTGAATAAATCTGCACGTAACATAATGTCCAATGGTGCGCAGATACCCATTTTAATCACATAGCTTAAAAGATTCTTAGCCATTAATGGATCAATAGCATAAGCATGAGCTCTACACATAAAGAGATAGTTTGGACCTTCGCTGGCATGCGGTGGGATTGAATAAATGGTCCAATTATTCATAGCCCATTCTTTACCGCCTAGATAAACCAAAGCATTTAAACTATCAACTTTTTCAAACTTCTTAACCATCACAGAATCATGTTCAAGAATAACAATGGGTTGATCCATTTCTGCGCATAGTCGCCAAAGACTGATATGACTCAAAGCACAGGCTACTTCACCTCTGGTCAAGTAGTGATCCGTAACTTTGATCATTTTAATTATACTGTCGTTTTGGCTATGTTCTGGCACTGTAATAGGATTATTGAGCCCATTAAATGCGTCCCAAATTTTGTATTTCATGCCTACCTGTTCGCAGCTTTGTTGACATCTAAGACTCATAGCCTCAGATTTCTCATTGCCGCGAACAGTAATTATATAAGCATGATCTACGTTACAGTTTCTACTATAGAATAAATTAAGTCCGTTTTTCATCCAGCACCCGTTGCAGTTCAGAATTATCAATTCTGCCAGGCTTATGTACCTGTAAGAGTATTCTAGCAGAAAGTGCAACATTATTCAAGTGGTTTAGAGCATGAGTTAGCTCATCTTGAGTAATTTTTCCTTCCTTAATTCTCTGCTGCCATGGTGCGGTATATTCAAATTGAACATCACATACTTCAATATCCACATCCTCATCAAATGCAATCAATGATTCAGTTTGTCCTGCTTGTGCTCTATCAAACAAATTGCGTTTGTTGAATAAATGGAAAAAACCTACGGTGATCAAATGTTTGTGTGTAGGATCATCCAATGCTGTATCACAGCGCCAATGCGGTACTTGTACTTCCCAAATTGCGCCGTTAGCACTGATTCTATACATTTCCTTGATAGCCTTAACCAAATCAGTCTTTGTTTCACCAATATGTTCAAGAATGTCTTTGGCAAAGATGTGATCAAATTCATCATCCTTAAAGTTCCAAGGAAACTGATTGAGATCCATTTGAATGTCTGGTTTGACACGTTCGTTCTTATCCACATTGACAAAGTTATCAAACTTTTGCAGACCACAGCCCATATTCAATCGTTTGGTTACACGATCTTCATCTGGCATATCAATGTGTTTGAGGTTGAAACGTTGTTCCAACTTAGTATATAGATCCTGGAAAGTCTCATTCCATTTGTTGGGGCCACGTTGCCTAAACAGTTTCACACATGTATAATATGGGCTAGTATCAGCATCTGGACTGCCCGGTGTCCAAGTATGATAAGGCAATACTGGAACAATTACCCAAGTTTCCTTGCCCATAGCTGCTGCTAGATGTGCAATACTGGTACAGCTACTAATAACAATATCCAAGTTGGCAATAGCAGCCATAGTATCTTCCCAGCTTAATAGGAAGTGTTGTAGGTCATGCACACCGGCTGGTACTGTAATAGTATTATGATCTCGTTGCAAACTGTAGATTTGCAGTTCTTCGTATTTGGCTAAATTGGTAATAAAGTTAACTGGGAATCTACGGAATTGTTGATGTTCAAACTTTGGATTGCCGGCCCAGCGGATACCAACTTTAATCTTATCGCTTTTAATAAAGTTTTTCCAAATCTCCACAGATTCAGATTTTGGTGTTAGATATGGATCGCCTGGAAAGTCTTCAAATGTACAGCCTGACAACCAACCTGCGCTGAAGCCTGGCACCCAAAAGTCATGTTGAACTTTATGTGCTTGATTACGTAGAATCACACCATCTACGCCTTGTATGCGTTGGAATACTGATACTAGTTCAGGTGCGGCTGCGATATAAACCTTACTTGCACCACGTTGTTTAAATACGGCGGCGAATCTAGCGTGAATAATTTCATCGCCATAGCCACCCTCTAAGCTAACGATAATGCTTTTACCACGTATATCATGCACATCTGGATTAAAGATTGGTGCATCTGTCTTTAGTGGTGGACTACCATAGACATTGAGGAATCGTCCATGTTCTAATAGTCGGCAACCGTTTTGGTAGTCACCATCTTGGATTTTAAACCAGCCGCGATTAAAGCAGTGTCTAAACCAAATGTCTTGAGTATTTTGTCCCTGTGCGTCTAAGATTTTATCTGCACCGATATCTTCCAATTTGTCAGATAAAACTCTAGCTTCTTTGTGTTTGCCCTCCAATTGGAGTTTCAACATCATATCGATTTCATGCATAGTTTTTCCTTTTGATTTAAATCAATGTTTAGTAATATAGCATATTTACTGTGACATGAGCAAGAGCCAAAATAATCCAAAATCATCAACTGCTTTTGATTGCACCTTGATGTGTGGGTCCAATACCAACTTGACTTGCGCTGATACCTTGATTTTGTAGTGATCCGCTGAATAATTTGTTTGGATTAGCGCCCCAACCAAACAGTACATTGTTTGTATCAATCACATAGCTGTAATTATCAGTAGCGTAGACTTTATTATAGGTTGCAGCACCAATCTGTGTTATAATACTGGTTGGAGTGGTATTAGATATGTAATCAGAGAAGGTACCAACTTGTACTGGACTGCTAGTGTCAATAATATTGTTATTACCTTGTTGACCAGCACTACCGGCACCCCATGCCCTAGTTCTACCGTAGATATTATTTTGATAATTACCTATAGCAAAGCCAGCTTTAGCGTCTACTGAGCTCCATTTTTCACTTCCAATCTGCACTGGACTGCTTCTTGAAATTGTGGTATTATCACCAATACTTACAGTGCCAAATCCCCAACCAAACAATGTATTATCTGATCTAATCGCCCATGATCTTACATTGCCAGCAGCAATACTGGTCCAACTTGAGGTTCCAACCTGTACGGGGCTGCTTCTCGAAAGAGCCTCATTACTGCCTAATTCACCACTAGTGCCTAGTCCCCAAGTAAATAACCCGCCATCATTACGTATCGCCATAGTATGGGTTAATCCTGCAGATATAGTGGACCAACTGCTAGTTCCTACCTGTACAGGACTGCTTCTAGATAATGCCAATCCACTACCTAGCTGTCCAGAGGTACCTAATCCCCAAGTGTATAAGGCTCCACTACTATTCAATGCTAGACTAAACAAGGTTCCAGCTTGTACATTGGTCCAATCTGTAGCTGCTCCAACCTGTACTGGGCTACTACGATGATTTCTATCATTTAATCCTAATCCACCATTAGTGTTCAATCCCCAAACAAATAATTGATTAGTATTGCTTCTAGCTAAGGTATGAGTATTGCCAAGTGCTACTTGATTCCAAGATGATGTTGTTCCAACCTGTACTGGACTACTACGGCTAATTGCAAATCCGTCTCCTAATTGACCACTAGTACCTAACCCCCAAGTAAATAATGCACCGTCGGTTCGTATCGCTGCACTATATACAGTTCCTCCTGCTACTTGACTCCAACTGGATGTACCTACCTGCACTGGACTACTTCTAGATATTATAGTATTATTACCTAATTGACCACTTGTGCCTAATCCCCAAGTAAACAATGCACCATCATTTCTAATAGCTAAGGTATGTTGATCTCCTGCAACAATTTGAGCCCAACTATAGCTTGTAAATGTTCTAGCTGCAAAGTTACCCCAACCATACAAATAGTCACTGGTATCTGTGACCAAACTGTGACTGTATCCAGCAGCTACTTGGCTGTAATTGCTGGTGCTAAGTTGGTATGGCGCATTAAATTGGGTACTGATCTGCACTGGGCTGCTGCGATGGATTTGTGAGTTGTCTCCCAGCACCCCCGCGGTGTTAATCCCCCACAAGAATAAACTATAATTTGTGTCAACAGCAAATGTATTCTGAAAACCAACATCCACTAAACTCCAACTACTTGTTCCTACCTGTACAGGACTGCTGCGAGATAATGCCAACCCGCTACCTAATTCACCACTTGTTCCTAATCCCCAAGTAAATAATCCACCATCGTTTCTTATAGCCAGTGTAAAGTTAGTTCCTGCACCAATAGCTGTCCAACTACTTGTACCAACCTGTACAGGACTGCTACTAGATAATGCCAACCCGCTACCCAATTGACCACTTGTTCCTAATCCCCAGGTAAACAATCCGCCATCACTGCGTAAGGCCATTGAATGGGTTGATCCTGCTGAGACTGCTGACCAACTTGATGTTCCTACTTGAACTGGACTACTTCTAGTAAGAGCAGCATTACTACCTAATTGGCCACTTGTTCCCAATCCCCAAGTAAATAATCCACCATCACTGCGTAAGGCCATTGAATGGGTAAATCCTCCTGAGACTGCTGACCAACTTGATGTACCAATTTGAACTGGACTGCTTCTAGATAATGCCAACCCGCTACCTAATTGACCACTTGTTCCTAATCCCCAGGTAAACAATCCGCCATCGCTTCTTATTGCCATAATATTACCGAACCCACCACCAATTTGACTCCAACTTGAGGTGCCAACTTGTACAGGACTACTTCTAGATAATGCCAACCCGCTACCCAGCTGACCATTATTATTAAATCCCCAAGTAAACAATCCGCCATCATTTCTAATAGCTGCTATGTAGCCGCTGCCACCGTGAACTTTGGTCCAACTGCTAGCTCCTACCTGTACTGGACTACTTCTAGCAATGAGATCATTCTGCCCCAACTGTCCAAAAGCATTATCCCCCCAAGTAAATAATGCCCCATCACTACGAATAGCTGCGGAATTTTCACCGGTCCCAGAGCCCGCTATAGACAGCTGAGTCCAAGAATATACATTTGGTATTAGGAAGCTATCTGTGGCGCTTCGATTTACTATTAATCTAGCCTCACCCCAACCAAACAATTTATTACTGTTATCTATAGCTAGACTGTGATATAATCCACCACTGATCTGGCTCCAACTCTTAGATCCAATTTGAACTGGACTGCTGCGATTTATTTGAGATCCGTCACCTAATTGTGCATTGGTATTAAATCCCCAAGTAAACAATACACTACCTGCGTTCAAAGCCATCATGTGGCTAGCACCTGCTGCCAATTGACTCCAACTATTGCTACCAATTTGAACTGGGCTGGCCACATAATAGGTTGATCCAACCTGCACTGGGCTACTGCGTTGAGCTGTCCAGTCACTGGTTGATGTTTGACCAACGGTAAGTCCAAGTTGACCTGATGATCCCAATCCCCAAGTAAACAAATTGCTGTCACTGCGTATAGCGCCTACGTGGGTTAGACCAGCAGTTACGGCGGTATAACTTGATGAGGTTACCTGCACTGGGCTGGCTTCAAATTGTGTGATGGTGGCCACTTGAACTGGTGATGATTTACTTACTATTGAATTATCACCAATTTCACCAAACAGATTTTCTCCCCATGCATACATTAAGTCTTGTGATGATAACACGCCAACTACATTACTGTTACCTGTAGAAATTTGACTCCAACTCAACGTTCCCACTTGAACGGGGCTGCTGCGGGCAATTTTATCATTTTGTCCTAATACACCGTTAGTATTAGCTCCCCAAGTGAACAATGCACCATCTGCCCTTATTGCTGAGTAAAAATTCTCAGGACTCACGCTAACTGTGGTCCAACTTGATGTGCCCACCTGCACTGGGCTATTGCGATCAATCCTATCATTTAAGCCAAGTTCACCATTATTATTATTCCCCCAAGTAAATAAACCACCATCACTGCGAATTGCGGCGGCGTTAACTCTTCCAGCACTTACTGAAGTCCATGAACTTGTTCCTATTTGAACTGGGGATGATTTATCTACTACTGTACCATCACCCAATTGACTTTGAGCATTCTCCCCCCAACCAAATAATGCACCATCTATTCTAATTGCAAAAGATATTGCGCCTGTGTCGCCGCTGATCCCGCCTGCTGCAATTACAATCCAGCTTGATGTGCCTACCTGCACTGGACTGCTGCGATGTGTCCTATCATTCAATCCTAGTCTACCAGTAGTGTTATCTCCCCAACTGAATAAACCACCATCACTTCTTATTGCCAAACAATCACCGGGACCAGCAACCACCGCAGTCCAACTTGATGTACCAATTTGAACTGGACTGCTGCGATTGACCCTATCATTCAATCCTAACCCACCGTAGTCGTTTCTACCCCAAATAAACAAAGCACCATCTTTACGGATAGCCGAAGTTATTTTTGGTTCGTTGGCGATGCCGTAGTTGTTGCCCGCTGATACTTGTACCCAACTTGATGTTCCAATTTGTATAGGACTAGATTTGTCAATCCGGGTGTTATCACCCAAATTACCACCATATAGGTTTTGCCCCCACATAAACAACGCACCATCACTGCGTATGGCACCTGTATAATACTGCCCGGCTGCGATCTGGACCCAACTCAAAGGTACTTGCGGCAAAATACTGTTGTTATCTGTTAACCCTTGACTGGTTTCTCCCCAAGCATATAATGTACCGTCAGTTCGTAACGCATAAGCATTATTGGTTGAAGCGGCTACGGCGGTCCAACTGCTGGCCCCAATTTGCACCGGGCTACTATACTGTAAATCTGTTTGGGCACTGCCAACACCTAACTGACCCAGCGTGTTAATACCCCAGCTGAACAATCCGCCATCATTCCTAATGGCATAGACATTGCTGACTCCAGCAGTTACAGCACTCCAGCTACTAGATCCTATCTTCATGGCTGAACCTCATAATAGCTGCTGCCTAACTGAACTGGACTGCTGCGATTTGCTGTGCGGTCTGATGTTGATGTAACTCCAATTTCTAATCCTAACTGTCCCACTGCTGCATTACCCCAAGTATATGCTATGTTGCTAGTGTTAGCCGCTGCTGTATGACTATACCCTGCGGTAACCAATGTCCAACTACTTGTACCAACTTGAACTGGGCTGCTGCGATGTATCCTATCATCTAAGCCAAGTTCACCATTATTATTTAACCCCCACGCAAATAGTGCGGAATCTGATCTCAATGCTGTAACATGAGTCAGCCCTGCTGCTACGCTGGACCAGCTGCTTGTTCCAACCTGAGTAGGACTAATTTCAAAGTAACTTGTGCCTAATTGAACTGGGCTGCTGCGGTGAACTCTAAATGTAGTTACGTCGCCAATTTCCAAACCTAACTGGCCATCTGTAGCCAGTCCCCAAGTAAACATGACATTATCACTGCTGGTTGCGGCAGCATGTGTTCCGCCAGCAGCCACTAGACTCCAGCTACTTTGTCCAATTTGAATTGGTGCAATGGCATAGTCGCTACCAGCGCCAATGTTGACTGGGCTGCTTCTGTCTGTTGTGAATCCATAGCCCGATTGACCATTTGTTCCATCACCCCAACCAAATAATTTTCCATCATTGCGTATTGCAAAGGTATTCGGTAGTTGAGGGCTTGCAACATCAACACCTTTTGTAGAAACCAAATTCCAACTTCCAGTTCCTATCTGTATAGGACTAGATCTTATAATGCTAACTGTATTATCACCTATTTGTCCTGATTCATTATTGCCCCACATCCATAAGCTATAATCACTACGTAGAGCTGCCATAGTTTGAGCTCCAGTAGATACCGAAACCCAGCTGCTAGTTCCAACTTGAACTGGACTTGAGTAGAATACTGTTCTATTTAATGCAGTTGGCCCCGTGGATGCTGTGTAAATTTGATTTGCATTATTCAAATATGCAAAATTGGGGTTTAGCTGCGCAATCGATATAGATTCTACGTTTGAACCTATCGTTAAAATTGGGGTTAATGCAGCAGTTTGAATAGCTGTTCCTGTAAGTGCATAACTAGCACCCCATTGATATAACTCGTTATTGCCTTTCAAACCCATAAACAGACTAGCGCCGGCTTTAACATCTAACCAATCAGTATCAGTACCAATTTGTACAGGGCTTGAAAACCCACCGCTTCCAAGTTCACCGTTACCAATTGGGCCTAATCCCCACGCAAATAATTGACCGCTAGAATCTATTGCAGCGGTGCAACGGTATCCAGCAGAAACAGTATTCCAAGTACCTGCACCAATCTGTACTGGGCTACTCCTATCCAATCTAACTAAATCGCCAATTGCGCCAAAATTGTTAGTTGCTGCTCCCCATGCCCACAACGTATCGTCAATACGTATTGCCGCAGAATGAATATAACCAGCGGAGACATAATTCCAACTGCTGGTGCCAACTTGTACAGGGCTGCTACGATGGACACTATCATTTAATCCTAATACGCCGTCAGTATTATTTCCCCAAACAAACAATCCCCCATCACTGCGCAAAGCCAACGCTTGTGCGAACCCACCAGATATCTGTGTCCAACTGGAAGTTCCAATTTGTACTGGACTACTTCTATCAACTTGATTGTTTAAACCAAGTTTACCGTCATTATTTGAACCCCACCCAAATAATGCACCATCGCTACGTATAGCAAAGGCGGTAGTCTGTGATGCAGTAATTTGAATCCAGCTACTGGTCCCTACCTGTGCAGCACCTGTAATTGAACGTGCATCTGAGATTGCTCCACCTCGGGTGTTGCGTCCCAACTGACCTGCGTTGTTCCATCCCCAAGTAAATAATGCACCATCATCCCTTAAGGCCATTCCAAAATTTTCACCTATACTGATTTGAGACCAGCTATTGTCTGAAATATTTACATATAAAGATCCTGCTAACCCATTTGCATTTTGACTGTAGAAATTATTTCCCCAAACAAAAAGTGAAGAATCTTGTCTAATAGCAGCTACAGTTGACATACCAGCACTGACTTTCGTCCAACTACTAGTTCCAATTTGAACTGGACTACTACGGTCAATTGTTGACAAATCTCCCAATTGGCCGCTATCATTATTACCCCAAGCAAATAAAGCAGAATCTAACCTTATTGCTTGACTCAAATTTTGACCAAAACTTACTTGTGTCCAACTGCTAGTACCAACTTGTATAGGGCTGCTACGATTAACTCTATTATTTAAACCCAATTGCCCGTTAGTGTTATCACCCCAAACAAACAATCCGCCGTCATTTCTTATGGCACCAGCATTACTACTACCAGCTGAGATTTGACTCCAACTATTTGTGCCAATTTGCACCGGACTACTGCGGTTAATTAAATCATTTAATCCTAATCTTCCATTACTGTTATCACCCCAAACAAAGAGAGCTCCGTCATTACGTATGGCTAACATATAATGAATGCCAGCACTCACCGCTTGCCAACTGCTGGTTCCAATTTGTACTGGGCTGGAATAGTTGGCAGCAGTGCTAGAATTGATACCTAATGCGCCATTATTATCCTGGCCCCAAGTAAATAAAATTCCGTCATTTCTTATAGCAGCAGTTTGACGATACCCAGCACTGACTTGACTCCAACTTAAACTATTAATCTCATTGACTACTTCATCATTGCCAAGTTGGCCACTGGTTGCTAATCCCCAAGTAAATAATGCGCCATCTGTACGTGTTGCCATGCTGAAACTGTTTCCAGCACTGATCTGTGTCCAACTACTTGTATTAACTTGTACTGGACTGCTGCGTTGAGTTAGCGTAGAATCTAAGTTACCTAATTGACCCGCATTGTTCAATCCCCAAGCAAACAATGCTGAATCACTGCGTAGAGCCAACACATGGCTAGCACTGGCACTAACTGCGGTCCAACTACTGGTTCCAATTTGAATTGGTGAAACCTGTTGTAAACTGGATCCTAACTGAGTTGGGCTGCTGCGGCCTTGACGGAAATTTGGAGTTCCAAACTCTAAACCAAGTTGACCATTTGGATTTTGTCCCCAAGTAAATGCTAGATAATCGCTGCGAACTGCGGCAGCGTGTGTTCCACCAACTGAAACTTGTGTCCAGCTGCTGCTTCCAATTTGAATTGGAGTTATTTGGAAACCTAAGGAGTTTAGTAATACTGGAGAATTAGTAGATGTGGTGTTGTTTAATCCTAAAGCACCAGAAGTATTATCTCCCCAAACGTAGAGAAGATCTTTAGTATTTCCTATAATACCAAATGCCCTACCAGCACCGCTCTGAACCAAACTCCAACTACTGGTTCCAACCTGCACAGGACTGCTACGATGGATATTGCTGCCGCTGCCAAGTTGACCAGTAGCGTTATTGCCCCAAGTAAATAATCCGTAGTCTGAACGCAGTGCGGCCATAAAACTGTTACCAATACTGACAGCCACCCAGCTGCTGGTTCCAACTTGAACAGGAGAAGAATAAGATCCTTGGAAGGTGCCTGCAACATTAACACCCATCGTTCCATCTTGATTACCGCCCCAAGTAAATAAACCTCCATCATTTCTTATCGCCGCTGCTGATATTGTTCCTACCGCAACAAAAGTCCAACTACTGGTTCCGACCTGTACAGGTGAGGACCTTCCGTTCACATTATTATTTTGTCCTAATTGTCCACTATTATTAATCCCCCAGGTAAACAACCCACCATCTAATCTTAATGCTGCAATTGTATTAACCCCTGCTGAAATTTGAGTCCAACTACTGGTTCCTACACCAACTGGGCTGTCTCTATGTTGAATATTATTTTGACCCAATTGGCCATTTGTATTATTACCCCAAGCATATAATCTATAGTCAGTTAGAATACCTGCCATAAAACTACGACCACAAGAAATTTGAATCCAACTACTGGTGCCTACTTGCACAGGACTGCTTTGGTCGGAACCAGGTACACCTAATTGACCGTCACTATTCCATCCCCAAGTGAATAAAGCTCCGTCAGTTCTTATTGCTGCCATGTAATCAGCACCCACTGACACTGCTGTCCAACTACTGGTTCCTACTTGAACTGGACTACTGCGATGTATTCTATCGTTTTGACCTAATTGTCCTTGTGAATTTTCTCCCCAAGTAAACAATGCGCCGTCACTTCTAATCGCTGCCCCATTTCTGCCTACAAAAGAAAAAGCGCCCAAAGCAACCCAACTTACAGGTGTTGTTGGCAAGATGCTGTCTTGGCCTAATATTCCTAAATCAGATGCGCCCCAAGCAAATAATCCACCATCATTTCTTAAAGCAAGTGCGTTAGTTGAATTAGCCGTAACTGCTGTCCAGCTGCTGGTTCCAATCTGTACTGGACTGCTATAAGATACCCCCAAATCATTCAAAACACCAGTGGCTAGCAGGCCTGATGTATTTGTTCCCCAACCAAATAATGCTCCATCACTGCGCACAGCAAAAGCATTGCTGGCACCGGCAGCAACCGTAGACCAACTGCTTGTACCTAATTGAGCTGGTGAAGGCTCTGTATATCCTAATCCTACCTGTGTTGGACTTGAGCGAGCTGCTGTAAAGTCAGTGGTAAAGATATTTGGATCAATGCCAACAGATAGGCCCAATGCCGTAGCCACACCCCAAGTATAAAGGCTATTCGCAGTGATTCCACCAGTATAATTGTTGCCTGCTGCAATAGTTGTCCAACTTAAAGTGCCAAGTTGAACCGGACTACTTCTGCTTATAATAGCACTGTCTCCCACTTGTCCTGATGTGCCAAATCCCCACGCAAACAGTCCGTTATCGTTACGTAATGCTGATGAATGAGAATAACCTGCTGCTACTAAACTCCAGCTTGAGGTTCCTATCTGTACAGGGCTGCTTCGAGCAGCAGCGGATCCATCTCCCAACTGCCCTTGACTATTAAACCCCCAAGTAAATAATCCACCACCATTTCTTATTGCTATAGTATGGGCGTCACCAGCAGAAATTTGACTCCAACTTGAGGTACCTACCTGTACAGGGCTGCTACGATGAATTCTGTTATTACTTCCTAATATGCCAGAGTTGTTTAATCCCCAAGTAAATAACCCACCACCATTTCTTATTGCCACAGTGTGGTTGCCACCTGCTGACACCGAGCTCCAACTACTTGTACCTACCTGTACAGGACTGCTTCGGGATAAAGCCAATCCACTTCCTAACTGACCACCTGTCCCCAATCCCCAAGTAAATAAGCCACCATCTGTTCTTAAGGCTGCACATTGCCCGTTACCTGCAGAGACTGAGCTCCAACTTGAGGTACCTATTTGTATTGGGCTACTACGCGATATTGCAAAACCGTCTCCTAATCTACCGTTTGTTCCCGCTCCCCACGCAAATAAGCCACCGTCATTCCTTATAGCCATACTAAAACTTCCACCAGCAGATACAGTGGTCCAACTACTAGTTCCTAACTGAATTGGGAAAGTTTCATTAATTACACCATTTGTTCCAATCTCACCATTTGTATTCGTACCCCACGCAAATAATGCGCCATCATTTCTAATAGCAAGAGTATGGTTTGCTCCCATAGAAACAGTGGACCAAGATTGTATTTTGGACGTACTGGTTGTGCTTAGTTCATTGCCTAACAATCCACCAAAAACTGAACCCCAAACAAATAAAGCAGAATCGCTATTTATTGCATAACTACTATTGGCACCAGCTGCGATTGCTGTCCAACTTGAGGTGCCAACTTGTAGAGGAGAACTTTGAGCTACCGTTAATTGAGTGTTGGCTCCTAACTGATCAGCACTATTGCTGCCCCATGTAAATAATGCACCATCACTGCGTATAGCCATACTATGGCTTACGCTAGAAAAAACAGTAGTCCAACTACTGGTTCCAATTTGAACTGGACTACTTCTAAAGGAATTTGAATTATCGCCAAGTTCTCCTTGAGAGTTGTTCCCCCAAGCAAATAAAGCACCGTCACTTCTTATAGCTAATGTTTGATTTGCACCTGCATTGGCCGTAGTCCAGCTTGAAGAGCCAATTTGAACTGGACTGCTACGATGAATTCTATCATTCAACCCTAATTGTCCATTAGTATTGAGTCCCCATCCAAACAATGCACCATCATTTCTAATACCGACAGTAAATTGGTCACCACCACTTAATAAAGTCCAAGAAACACTTTTACTTGTATTTGGTGTTGTGGTATCATTTGTACCTAACAATCCATTCTCTTGATTACCCCAAGCAAATAATCCGCTATCGCTACGTATACCATAACTGGTGGTATTGCCTGCTGCTACTGCTGTCCAGCTACTAGTTCCAATTTGAACTGGACTGCTACGATGAGTAGATGTACCATCATCACCAAGTTGGAAATTAGTGTCATCACCCCAAGCATACATTGAGCCACCACTACGCACAGCTAAACTATGAGATGCTCCAGCACTGATCGCTGTCCAACTGGAAGTTCCAATTTGTACTGGACTACTACGGGACAGTATTGTGTTATCACCCAACCTACCTAATGTGCCCAACCCCCAAGCAAACAGTGATCCGTCACTACGAATTGCTAAACTATGATCTAAACCAGCACTTACTTTAGTCCAATTGCTAGTACCGATCTGCACTGGGCTACTGCGATGTACCCTACTATTGTCACCCAATCTACCGTCAGTGTTATCGCCCCATACAAAGAGCTTGTCGTCACTTCTAATAGCTATGGTATGAGTTTCACCCGCACTAATTTGACTCCAACTTTTGGTTTTACTGGTACTTTCGATGTCGCTTTTACCAACCATTCCAGTATAAGCATATCCCCAAGCAAACAATGCGCCATCAGTCCTAATTGCGAAACTGTTGGCTTGTGCGGCATTGACCATACTCCAACTTGATGTACCAATTTGGACTGGGCTGCTAGTATTTGCTCCTTCACCTATACTATTACCTAACTGTTCATTAGTGTTGTTACCCCAAGAATATAAACTACCGTCACCAAAAATTGCTAAACTATGGCTAGCACCAGCAGCAACAGATGACCAACTAGTAGATCCTCCAACTTGAGCAGGACTACTTCTAGCAATAACAGTGTTATCACCAATTTGACCACTAGAGTTTAAGCCCCAAGCAAATAAGGATTTAATCGCAGGAGTTAACGTGGATGACCTTAGCCCTAATGTATGTTCTGCTCCTGCAGAAACATCTCTAAATGGTAAATTGGGACCTGCTACTTGAACTGGACTACTACGATGTACCCTATCATTTAATCCCAATTGGCCGTTGGTGTTGCCGCCCCATAACCATAATCTATCGTTGCTAGCTAGAGCTGCTGAGTGCGATAATCCAGCAGCCACCGCTACCCAACTTGAGGTTCCAATCTGTACCGGGCTACTCCTACTTATAATGGTATTATCACCCAACTGCCCAACAGTGTTTAATCCCCACCCAAACAATAAATTGTCACTTCGTAAAGCAAGAGTATGTTGACCACCTGCTGCTATTTTGCTCCAACTTTTGGTTGAACTAAGACTTATCTGACCACCGTCACCAATTAATAAATTATATGCTAAACCCCAACCATATAAACTGCCATCAGTGGTAATTCCGTAACTATTGGTTGGATTACCTGACACTGTGGTCCAACTACTGGTTCCCAACTGAACTGGACTACTACGATGTATCTGTGGAGCACCTAATCCTAGTTGATTATTTGAATCGTTACCCCAAGTAAATAATGCACCACCAGTGGTAATAGCCATAGTATGGCTGGGACCAGCACAAACATAGTTCCATGTTGACGAACCAATCTGAACTGGGCTACTTCGAGAAAATACATTATCAATACCTAGCTGTCCCCAAGTATTCAACCCCCAAGTAAACAATATACCATCACTACGAATTGCTGCGGTGGAATCATATCCAGCATTAACTTTGGTCCAACTTGCAGTACCTATCTGAACTGGACTACTACGATGTATAACATCGTTGGTTCCTAGTTGCCCGTTAGAGTTTAACCCCCAAGCAAATAATGCACCGTCACTGCGGATTGCGGTGGTATAGTTTGCACCTTCACTTACTGCGGTCCAAGATATTGACTGTAAATAGACTTGATTGGTAGATGGAAATAACGGTCCACCACTTTCACCCCAGGCATATAACTTTCCATTAGCGTCAATACCAAAACTATTGTTGTAGGTTGCCGCAACCACACTCCAACTGCTTGTACCAATTTGTACAGGACTGCTTCTATGTATATAGGTTGCATCACCTAATTGGCCTTCACTGTTTTCACCCCACGTAAACAAAGCGCCATCACTACGTATTGCTAGTGTATGACTGGTACCTGCCGCTATTTGACTCCAACTACTGGTGCCTAATAACGTTGGGCTTGCAAGGGTAGTCGTATTGTTGAAACCTAACTGACCAAAGGTGTTGATGCCCCACATATAAAGTAGGTCAGGTTGTCCTGGAGTAGGGGGTATTCCTCCTGCTTTTTTAGCCGCTAGTAACCAAATTTCTAATAACATAAAGCTATTTATGCAAAATAATTTCTAAGCTAAAAAGCTAGAAATTATTCGCCTTGAGGACCTTGAGGTTCTTCTACTGGCTCTGGTGTAATAGTAATGGTATATTCAGGCCAAATCAAATTAAATGGATCAGTCTGCTGCGTAATATCTGCTAAAGCCTGCATATATGTATCCATATCTACCATATTATCAGTGACTGGTATATTCATTCGTATTTGACGCTCATGTCTCACATATCTCCATTCAAAATCACGCATTTTTTGATCACGTAACTGCCTTACTATATTCCACTGTTGTGCTATCTGTTCAGCTTGTTGAGCGGCTAATTCTTCTAAACTTGGTGGTGGAGGTGGAGGTGGAGCCGCTGGTTTTTCTAGTATCGCGATGATCTCTACCACTTGATTATTAATAAAAGCATATTCTATATTACCCAAATACTGCGTTGAAGGATTATATGTTGGATTAGCTTTGACTACTGTGTACCAACCATATCTGTTAAGAGTTGCCTCATCAGTAATTACATTAAAATTACTAACGTTTTGCCAATTTTTTGGCAACCCATGCATTACCTTTTCTACTTTTTGATTTTGAACATACGCAAAATTTGTCATTATAGATCCTGTCCTACAATAAATGAATACCAGTTACTACCAGCATCATATGTAAAGAACACAAAGGTGTCTACTTTGCCATTTGTACTTGTAATAGTTGGTGCTGTATTAGCTGGCCAGTGGAACGTGTTTGGCCATGTAACCGAACGTGCTGTGCCATCTGCTGTCAGTAACAATACAAAACTGCTGCTGCGGCCAGCTGCCTGCACATTAGTTAGATTAATATTTCCAATGGTTGATGTTAAGTTAACTGTGAAAATTGTAGCCGCTGCTAAATTAATATCCAAATTAGTGCTAGTAATGGTTGCAGTCGTATTTGTTTGACTTGCTGTATTTGTTGCTAAGTTGATAATACGTAGGTTGCCGGTGGTTGCATTAAATGTAAATTTGCTTGTAGTTACGTTAGCATCTTGATCTGTGCCAGCCGCACCAACCATTACAGGATAAAGTAGCGTACTGCTGATATTATCCGTAGCAAGAATTACGTTTGACGCACCAGTACCAGCTGGGCCACTTGGTCCTTGTGGTCCTTGTGGCCCACTCACTGTACTTGCAGCACCTTGTGGTCCTTGTGGTCCGCTTACACCTTGTGGCCCTTGTTCGCCCTGTGGTCCTTGAACTCCACTTAATCCCTGAGGTCCTTGAGGTCCTTGTTCACCCTGTGGTCCTTGAACCCCACTTACACCCTGAGGTCCTTGTTCGCCCTGTGGTCCACTTACGCCTTGTGGTCCCTGTGGCCCTTGTGGCCCTTGTGCACCTGAAGGACCTGATGGTCCAGGTTGTCTTATAATTACTAATAATTCAGTGTTATCTGGGAAGGAATAAGTGCTAGTATCTAAAGTAACTGAAACTTTAACATTAGCATTAATATTAACGGTTACCGCACCTGAAACTACCCAATCTTGATAATTTTCACTTAAATCTCTATCTTGAATTCGAATTACATCATTGGTAGTTAACGCACCTAATAGATACTCTACGTCATTTCCGTTACTTGTTATATGACTGAATGTTAATTGTGTTGCATCAGCTTGTGTAGCATTATTCCAATATAAGTCTCCACTACCTATATTACCAGAAGTTACAGTTGTATTAGCAAGATATTCAAACAAGCTGGAACTTTGACCTGGCTCACCTTGAGGGCCTTGTACTCCTGAAACACCCTGAGGTCCTTGTGGTCCTTGCTCGCCTTGTGGACCAGAAACTCCTTGTGGTCCTTGTACTCCTGATACTCCTTGCGGTCCTTGTGGTCCACTTACACCTTGAGGTCCTTGTTCGCCTTGTGGGCCACTTGCACCTTGTGGTCCACTTACACCTTGAGGTCCTTGTTCACCTTGTGGTCCGCTTACACCTTGTAGCCCTTGTTCACCTTGTGGTCCGCTTACACCTTGTGGCCCTTGTTCGCCCTGAGGTCCTTGTGCACCAGAAACGCCTTGAGGACCTTGTGCACCAGAAACACCTTGAGGCCCTTGTGCTCCAGAAACACCTTGAGGTCCTTGTGGTCCTTGTGGTCCTGCGATTCCTGCAGGACCTTCTGGCCCACTTACACCTTGGGGCCCTTGCTCGCCTTGAGGACCACTTTCACCTTGAGGTCCTTGTTCACCTTGAGGTCCTTGTTCACCTTGTGGACCAGAAACGCCTTGTGGTCCTTGTTCACCTTGTGGTCCACTTACACCTTGTGGTCCTTGTTCGCCCTGAGGTCCTTGTTCGCCTTGAGGTCCGCTTACACCTTGAGGTCCTTGTGGTCCTTGTTCTCCCTGAGGTCCGCTTACACCTTGAGGTCCTTGTGGGCCTTGTTCACCTTGAGGTCCGCTTACACCTTGTGGTCCTTGTTCTCCCTGTGGACCACTTACACCCTGAGGTCCTTGTTCGCCTTGAGGTCCGCTTACACCCTGAGGTCCTTGAACGCCTTGAGGTCCGCTTACACCCTGAGGTCCTTGTTCACCTTGTGGTCCTTGTTCACCTTGTGGTCCGCTTACACCCTGAGGTCCTTGTTCACCTTGTGGTCCGCTTACACCTTGAGGTCCTTGTGGTCCTTGTTCACCTTGTGGTCCTTGTGGTCCTTGTTCACCTTGTGGTCCTTGTTCGCCTTGAGGTCCACTTACACCCTGTGGTCCTTGTTCGCCCTGAGGTCCGCTTACACCTTGTGGTCCTTGTGGTCCTTGTTCGCCCTGAGGTCCGCTTACACCTTGTGGTCCTTGTGGTCCTTGTTCTCCTTGTGGTCCTTGTTCTCCTTGTGGTCCTTGTTCTCCTTGTGGTCCGCTTACACCTTGTGGTCCTTGTGGTCCTTGTTCTCCTTGTGGTCCGCTTACACCTTGTGGTCCTTGTTCTCCTTGTGGTCCTTGTTCACCTTGAGGTCCACTTACACCTTGTGGTCCTTGTTCGCCCTGTGGGCCAGAAACGCCTTGAGGTCCTTGTGGTCCTTGTTCTCCTTGTGGACCTTGTTCGCCCTGTGGACCGCTTACACCTTCAGGTCCTTGTTCACCTTGTGGTCCACTTACACCTTGTGGTCCTTGTTCGCCCTGTGGGCCAGAAACGCCTTGAGGTCCTTGTGGTCCTT